AAAAGTGGGAAGTCTCTGCTGCGATTACTGTTATTACTAACAGTTATGTTGAGGTACCAGTAACCCTCATTACTTCTGGCGGTACTGGAACTACAGGATTTGCTAACAATGAAAATATATTCTTAGCCATTGTTAGCGCTGGTGTTGTTGGACCTACAGGTCCCATCGGTGCAACGGGGCCTACAGGGTCTACAGGCCCAGCAGGAGCAACAGGCCCAGTAGGAGCTACGGGTCCAATCGGTGTTACAGGTCCAACAGGACCTACAGGGACTAATGGCATTGACGGTGTTACAGGTCCAACAGGACCTGCTGGTGCAACAGGAACCGCTGGTGCGGTAGGTGCTACTGGTCCAGCAGGGGCAACAGGTCCAACAGGACCTACAGGTCCAACGGGTGTAACTGGTTCGACTGGTCCATCTGGTGATCCAGGACTGGTCATAAATGCTCAGACAGTTTCATATACTTTGGTTCTTTCAGATGCAAGCAAGTTGGTTGAAATCAGCAATGCCTCAGCTAACAACCTAACAGTTCCATTAAACTCATCAGTTGCCTTTGCAATAGGTACACAGATCAGCCTTCTTCAAACTGGAGCAGGTCAAATGACAGTTGTAGCTACAGGTGGTGTAACTATTAACGCTACCCCAGGATTAAAGCTCCGTGCTCAGTGGTCTTCTGCGACACTCATCAAGCGAGCAACTGATACTTGGGTCTTAGTTGGAGATACTTCAGCGTAAGATATCTCCTATGAGATTCCACGTTATGAGTCTGCCTCACACGCAGACAACCAAAGATTATGTCAACTGTGCCTATACAGAGAAGGTACGCCGATTCTGTATGATGATGAAAGGGTTAGGCCACACGGTCTATCTCTATGCTGGTGAAGAAAACGAAGCACCGTGTGATGAGTTAATTACTTGCATCACAAATGAGCAGCGTGAAGAAGCACTAGATGGTAAACACTTTACCGAAGCTGCTTTTGATTCTAACCTTCCACACTGGCAGATCTTTAATGGTAATGCCATCAAGGAACTAGGCAAGCGCCTAGAGCAGAAAGACTTTATCTGTGTTATCGGTGGTGCTTCACAAAAGCCCATTGCAGATGCTTACCCAAACCACATCACTGTGGAGTTTGGTGTTGGCTATGGTGGAATCTTTAGTAAGTATAAAGTCTTTGAGTCATACGCTTGGATGCACAGCATCTATGCAATGTTTAAGAACCCAACAAGCGTAGATGGTAACTTCTATGATGCGGTAATTCCAGGATATTTAGAACCTGAGATGTTCCCGTTACAGGAGAAGAAAGAAGATTACTACCTATACGTTGGACGTATGGTAGATCGCAAAGGTTTAGTTGTAGCCCAGCACGTATGCAAGGAACTAGGACTCAAGCTGATTATGGCAGGTCCTGGTAAAGATCCTAAGATTGAATACGGCGAGTGGGTAGGACCAGTAGGAGCAGAAGAACGAGCGAAGTTAATGGGTGGTGCTATTGCCCTATTTGCTCCAACGCTCTACATAGAACCTTTCGGTAACGTTGTTATCGAAGCACAAACCTGTGGTACTCCAACAATTACTACAGACTGGGGTGCATTTACAGAAACTAATCCACAAGGTGTTACTGGATATCGTTGCAGAAATGCAATGGAGTTTGCAGTAGCAACAGAGTGGGTTAAGGACTTAGACCCAGTAGCAATACACAAGCGAGCAGTATCTCTCTATTCACTAGATGCTATCGCACCACAATACGAGCAATACTTTGCACGACTGCTAACTCTATGGGGAGATGGCTGGTATGAGAGGAAATAATGCCAACACTGGACGAACTGGTTGATGAAGTAAAGGCTAACCTACAAGGTTACTCACTACGTCAGGACCGTATTACATATGTTGCTAATGCTGCTGGTCTAACTACTACTAGCACTGAGATCACTGTTGGCTCATCTTCTAACCTAGCCAAAGGTCTTATTGAAATTGATGATGAACTCATCTGGATTGATTCCTTTGATAAGGCTAACAACAACCTTAACGTAGTACCAGGATTTGGTCGTGGCTTCCAAGGAACCACAGCATCACCTCACGCACAGTATGCTCAAGTAACCCTATCTCCAACCTTCCCTCGTAACAATATCAAGAAGGCAATCAACGATACGATCAACAGCTTCTATCCTAAGCTCTGGATTGCTGCTTCTTACACATTCACTTTTAACGCATCTCAGACTACATACCCATTGCCTGATGACTGCGAAGATGTTTTGTTTATCTCTTGGCAGACAACAGGTTCTAGCCAAGAATGGCTACCAGTAAATCGCTGGCGCTTAGATGGTATGGCAAATGCTGCCACCTTTAATACACAGAATACGATAAACATTTATGAGAACGTACAGCCTGGTCGTACAATTCAAGTTTGGTACACAGCAACGCCTAACACTCTTGACGCCAACACAGATGATTTTGCTGACGTATCTGGCCTACCAGATTCTTGCAAGGATGTTGTCGTACTCGGCGCAGCATACAAACTACTGTCTTACCTTGACGCAGGACGAATCAATCTCTCTAGTGCTGAAGCAGATCTAAACGATTCCAAGATCCCATCATCTGCTGGAGTTGCTGCATCTCGTTATATCTTTGCTCTATTCCAACAGCGACTCAACGAGGAAGCATTGAAGTTAGCTGACAAGTATCCAATTCGTATCCACTACACCCGATAAGGAAAACCAATGACACGTAAATACTCAAGCATAAGCGTAGAAACAACGCTGGCTTCTGGTATCTCAAATACTGCTACATCTATGACTGTGGCTACTGGTGCTGGTGCTGCCCTGCTCGGCGGTGTAACGCTATCTGCTGGCAACATTGATACCTTCTCAGTGGCTATTGACCCAGATACTATCAACGAAGAAATTGTCTTTATTACTGCTAACTCTGCTGATACTTTTACTATCGTTCGTGGTCAGTCAGGTACTAGTGCTATCTCGCACTCAGGCGGTGCAGCGGTTAAACACGTTTTTGTATCTGAAGCACTCAATGCTTTTGAGGCAGGACTTAATGAGACTATCCCGCTTAACAATCAAACTGGAACCACCTACACTTTAGTTGCCAGTGACGCTGGAGATCTAGTAACTCTTACTAATAGTTCTGCTATTACTGTAACTGTGCCAACTAACGCAACTATTCCTTTTGCTACTGGAACTCAAGTAACTATTGCTCAAACAGGATCAGGTCAAGTAACTGTTGCTGGTGCAGTTGGTGTAACAGTATTTGCCTCAGATAGTGCAACTAAACTTAGAACACAATACTCTGCTGGAACTCTTATTAAAATTGCTACAAATTCTTGGATTTTGATTGGAGACATTACAGCCTAATGAGAATCCTTGGAACAGTTGCATCTTCTTCACGTGAAGTGCCAAATGCACCAACGATTGGAACAGCAACAGATGTCGGAACTGCTCGTGCTTATAACAACGGTGCTGCAACAGTAACCTTTACTGCACCTGCCTTTGATGGTGGTCTGCCTATTACTTCTTATACAGTTACTTCTAGTCCTGGTGGGTTTACTGGTACGGGTGCGTCATCTCCAGTAACAGTAACTGGTTTACAATCAAGCACATCATATACATTTACTGTCACTGCTACTAACTCTCGTGGTACAGGTGCTGCTTCTGCTGCTTCTAATAGCATCACTGCAACTACAGTTCCACAAGCTCCTACTATTGGCACTGCTACTGCTGGAACTGCATCAGCAACTGTTACTTACACAGCAGGTGCAACAGGTGGCAAGGCAGTATCTTCTTATGTAGCAACTTCATCTCCTGGTGGTCAAACAGGATCTGGTGCAAGCCCAATTACAGTTTCAGGTCTAACAAATGGAACTGCTTATACCTTTACAGTTACAGCAACTAATGCTAATGGAACTTCAGCGGCATCTGCTGCATCTAACTCAGCAACCCCTGTCGCTCCTGCTACACCTAGCGTTACATACCTTGTTGTTGCAGGTGGTGGTAGTGGTGCAGGAACTTCTGGTTGCGGTGGCGGTGGTGCTGGTGGTTATCGTACTTCAACACTTTCCGTATCTGCTGGAGTCGGTTACACAGTAACAGTTGGTGCTGGCGGTGGCGGAGTCGTTGGCGGTGCAAGTGGTTTAGCAGGAGTAAACGGTAACAACTCAGTATTTTCTTCAATCACCTCAACCGGTGGTGGTGGTGGTGGTAAAGTCAGTACTAATGGTTCCGCTGGCGGCTCAGGTGGTGGTGCTGGTTCTTCAATGGGCGGTACTACTGGCGGCGCGGGAACGTCAGGACAAGGAAATGCTGGTGGTAATACTGGTTTTATGGGAACAGGTGGTAGCGGCGGTGGTGCTGGTTCGGCTGGTGTAACTTCTACTTCTGGTAGTGGTTCTACAACTTCTATTAGCGGTACATCTACTACTTACGCAGGTGGCGGTGGTGCTTCCGCTGCAACAAGCAGCAGTGGTGCCGCAGGAGGTTCAGGTGGTGGCGGAACAGGCGGCGATGCTCCTACTTCTGGTACAGCAAACACTGGTGGTGGAGGAGGAGCAACTCGCCAACAAGCAGTAACTAGTGGGTCTGGTGGTTCAGGTGTAGTAATTATTTCTTATTCAAATACATATCCTGATGCTGCTTCAACAACAGGTTCACCATCATTTACAAACAGTGGTGGAAATAAGATTTACCGATGGACTGGAAGCGGGAGCATAACTTTCTAATGGCACACTTTGCAGAACTAGATGAGACAAACATAGTCAAGCAGGTAATTGTTGTACATAACAATGAGTTACTTGATGAGAATGGAAATGAATCTGAGCAAAAAGGTATTGACTTTTGTGTCAACCTTTTAGGCGGTACTTGGGTTCAGACTTCTTACAATGCAACTATTCGTAAAAACTATGCAGGTATTGGGTATCTTTATGACCCAATTCTTGATGTTTTTATTACACCTAATCCATATCCATCTTGGACATTGAATGCAGATACTTGTGAGTGGGAAGCACCAATCCTTTATCCAACAGATGGCAAAGAATACTATTGGGATGAACCATCTTTATCTTGGATGCCAGTACCAACCTTTCCTGAACCTAATGAGGACTGGGTAGTCTAGTGGCTTACCTATATTTTAATTTTAGCAAATACCCTGAAAAGCCTTGGATTATTAGTGAAACAAATGCTGATAGAACAGAGCGCATTAGTACAGAGTTTGCATCTGAAATAGAAATAAATGTACCCAGTAAAACTTTTGCAAATAGATTCCATTACTTTACTTGCGAAGGTGTAGTTACCTGGGATGGAACCAAAGCAATAATCAATGCTGAATAACTAAGGAGACACAGTGGCCTACGGCGACGACATTACAGAGGGAATACCCTACGTCCTATCAAACCCAGTGGGTGCCACTAACTTCTCATCTACTGGTGAAGCCTACGATATAGCTATTGCTGGTCTACCGTTCTTCTTGCTGAACTCTGACGATGCACCTTATCGTCGTGTCACAGCACAGTATCGTAAGCAACAGATTGACCAATCTCGTGAACCAGGTGAGCAGACGCTTACCGGTTGGTGGGTACGTAGCCAATCATCATTCCATCTTGGCGCTGGCATTAAGTTCTTTGAACCAGTACAAGAAGAGTCACTTCGATTCCAGTACACAGAGTCTAAAGGTGTAGATGTCTGGACCAGAGGACAAGCCACCCTGCTCAATGACACTGCTTCCTTCTATGCAGGAGCAGCACCTGCTCAGCTTATCGGTGTCAACGATGGAACCAATGACTGTATCTATGTAACAGATGGCGCTGCACTTAAGAAGATTACAACTGGTGGTACATCAACAACTATCACACAGGCAGGAACAGCCTCAACTATCTATAGCATTACAACTGATGGTTCTAACTACTACTTCATCAATGGCACCAAGGTTCATAAGGGTTCAGTCGGTGCAACTCCAGCAGACTCAGAGATCTACAATACTCCATCAGTAACCAGAGCAACCATTCGCTATGTTAAACAGCGCCTATTACTTGCTATTGGCAATGTCTTGTATGAATTAAATGCTAACGCTACCGCTTCTGCAGCTCTGCCTACTGCCTTGTATACCCACCCTAACGCTAACTGGGTATGGTCTTCTATTGCAGAAGGACCACAAGCTATCTATGTATCAGGTTATGATCCAAACGGTACATCATCATCTGTATTTAAGATTGGTTTAGATACAGGAAACGTTAATACTTTAGGTTTCCCAGAACTTCTAACACCTACAGTTATTATTGATATGCCACAAGGTGAACGCATCAATGACTTTGATGTATATCTTGGATTGTATGCAGTCCTTGCAACAAACCTAGGATTTAGAGTAGGCGTTGCAGACACTAATGGTGACGTCCAGTATGGTCCATTGCTATTTAAGGATGCACCTTGTAATGCTATTGCTTTCCGTGACAACTTTGCCTATCTATCATCCAAGGTTGATGGAGAAGCAGGCTTAGTCCGTGTGGATCTATCTACCACTGCTCTTGCCAATTCATTGTTCTTCCCTTGGGCTTGGGACTTGATTGCATCTGGAACCACATCTACTGCCAGTCAGGTTGCCTTCTTTGGCAACTCAGATAGAGCAGCATTTACTAATGGCAATAACACTTGGGCTGAATCTACAACCAGCGTAGTCGCAGAGGGCTACTTGCGTACAGGTTACATTCGCTACAACACATTAGAAACAAAGATCTTTAAGTTAATGCAAGCTCGTGTAAGCACTGCTAATGGTGGTCTAAACGTTGACTCTATTGATGCTGGTGATAACTTCTACCGTATTGGTACCTTCTCACAGGGTTCTGCAGTACCTGAAGTTAACGTAAGTTACCCACAAGCAGCACAAGAATACCTTGGGTTTCAGTTTACATTGACTCGTTCAACTACTGATGTATCTAAGGGTCCACTATTTACTGGCTATCAGGTTAAGTCTTTACCTGCTATCCCACGTCAACGACTTATCCAGTACCCATTGTCTTGCTTTGACCACGAATCAGATCACTTCGGAGTTGAAGTAGGTTATGAAGGTGCAGCCTACGCACGTATGGGTCAACTTGAATCTATTGAAAACCTAGGTGACACCATCCGTGTTGAGGACTTTAGAACTGGTGAGTCTTACATTGGACTCATCGAAGAGCTTGACTTCATCAATAAGACACCATCAGATAAGCGCTTTACCGGATACGGTGGAGTGCTCTTAGTAACCATTAGGACGGTCTAATGCAAGCACAAGACTACGCAACAGTAGCTGTTGCAGTAATGACAATCATCGGTGGCTTTGTTGGTGCAGTTCGCTGGCTAGTAAAGCACTACCTCAATGAACTTAAACCTAATGGTGGGTCAAGTGTCAAAGACTCCATTGCAAGATTAGAAACCAAAGTAGAAATTCTCTATCAGATAATGATTCAAGAAGGAAAGAAGTGAACGATGAAACTTGTAAAGAAAGCCACGCCTGCCGCTATTGCTGTACTTCGTCAAGCCACAGCGATCAAGCCTTCCCGCAAGAAAGCCTCGGATGGTTTACTTCCATCAGCAGCACACATCAGTCAGAGTCCTAACAGTGACCACAACACAGGTTACGCAGTAGATCTAACCCACGATAAGTTAGGTGGCATTGATTGCCACAACATCTTTGAAGAACTAAAAGCAGACAAGCGCGTTAAGTATCTTATTTTCCAGGGCAAGATCTGGTCAGCAGAGCGTGCATCAGAAGGGGACCGTGATTACGACGGTTCAAATAAGCACAACAAACATCTTCACATCTCAATCAAAGAAGGATGTGGAGATGACACTTCCCCTTGGTTCCCTTGGTTGGGAAAACCCAAGGCCGTCAACAAAGTTAAGGCAGCAGTTAAGCCTTTACCTAAGAAGAAGGAGAACCAATGAACAAAACAACAAAGGCAGTAATCGCATCATACCTACGTGCAGCAGTAGCATCCGTGCTAGCTCTGTACTTAGCAGGCGTCACAGATCCAAAGGCACTAGCAGCAGCAGCAGTATCAGCAGTTGCAGGCCCAGTACTCAAGTGGCTTGACCCTAAGTCAGCAGACTTTGGACGCGGAGCTAAGTAGACATAGACCCGCAGCGCGAGGCAAACAGGAGGTCGGTCCCTACGGGGACCGGCCTTCTTTTTTTGTCCCTAAAATATGCCAGAGTTTGAATCACCTGATAGGTGAGTCTTTAATCTATGACAGTTAGCGCATAAGGTTTGTAGATTGTGTGGCTCATTATTCCACCGGTCACCGTCTTTGTGGTCTACATCTAACTGAGAGATGTGTACTGGTATAAACCCACACTGTTGACATTCTGTGCCTTTATGTCTAGCGTATGGATAGACGCTGTTGTTATAGGTTCGCTTCCATACTGTGCGACAACGATACCTGCTGGACAGTGGATTCTTTTTATCTCGTAACTTCATCTTAGTGGGACCACAAATGGAGCAGACGGCTGTACGTTCTGCCTCGTTATGTTCAGTTAGTTTGTGGTGCATCTTTATCTACTGGACAAGGAACAGTTACTAGATTGCCACAGTTAACACAGGTAGCATCTAAGAAGTACCAGGTTAGTTCGTAGTCTTCAAAGGAGGCCATAACACTAAAGACTTGTGAGCCACACGGACACACGTGAAGTGGTCCTAAGCCCCGCAGATCGGTCCCAAAGGGCTCAGGAAGGGCATTCCTACGCCATCTAAACGATGGCAGGGTTGGTAGACGGAACCGCAGGGTTACTGTACGGTTGGTACTGCTGCGCCCTTTGAGGGCGCCCGTCTGTTTAATTCGCCTCACGGCTCATATTGTAACGCCTAGTAGGTGTCGCTATGCGACGACACGCCGTAGTGGTGATAGCATTCTAGTATGACAACAATCGCAGCGATAGAGGGTATTGATTACGCAGTTCTAGTAGCTGACTCACAGATCACCGAAGATAATCTCGTGACGCTAGCGACCAGTACACCCAAGATCGTTGAGGTTGGTAAGTATCTCATCGGGATATCAGGTGATACCAGACCAGGTGACATCCTTGCCTATAACTGGAAGCCTCCGGCGTACAAGGGTGAAGACCCTGCACAATTTATGGGAAAGAAAGTTATACCCAGTATCAACCAAGCGTTTACTGATAACAACTACGACTACAACAAGGCGGACAAAGATGGTGGCTTCGATTATCTCATTGCTTTTAACGGCAATATCTTTCGTATTGCTTGTGATCTCTCTTTTTTCCAAGCAAATCACGGAGCGTATGGCATTGGTAGTGGGGGTCAACTTGCTCTTGGCTACCTGTATTCAGTTTGTAAGCCTGATATGGATGTAGCTTATGCCAAGAGACACGCCCGTAAAGCAGTGGAGATCGCGTCGGTGCTTGACGCTAATACTGGCAAGCCCATACAGTTAGTAGTCCAAGAACGGTTCTAGGAGGAACTATGGCAGCAAAAGAAATAAGAATGGGTAAGTGGCTAACCTATGGTCGGATAGGTGGCTTTGGTATTGGATTTAGTATAAGTAGATTCTACGTTAATCTAGACCTTGGGTTCTGGTACATAGGATTTGAGTACTAATGATTATGACAGATGAGTACGCTGCCCAATACTTTCATCGTATGGGTTGGCAGTCAGCACAGCTAACTCACTCATTTAATCCTATGGCAATGCGTGAAGTAATTGCACAAGAGATTGACGCAACCAAAGAAAAGTTTTCCTACCTTGCAAAAGATAAAGAAGATCCAGATAGACCCTACTACATAGGGTATTGCAATGGTTTATTCTTTGCATCCTTAATTGCAAGAGATATTAGAGGCAGAAAAGAGGATGCGAAAAATGACAGTTACTGATCCAAGGGAACTGCTACTTACTGCACTACGTGCAGGGGACGCCAAGCGTTCACGTTCTACACAGGTACAGATTGGTCCATCAGAGGTAGGTGGCTGCCGACGTAAGGTGTGGTACCGACTTAACGATCAACCTGAAACTAATGACAACGAATTAAAACTCGCTGCGATAATGGGTACTGCTATCCACGCAGAAATCGAAAGAGCATTAGCAGATAATCCAGATGTGCTGATTGAAACTGAAGTTGAATACAATGGAATGAAAGCACACATTGACTGTTTCGTACCTGGTACTGGTGATGTGATTGACTGGAAGACAAGCAAGGTCCGGAACCTTTCTTACTTTCCATCAACACAACAACGATGGCAGGTACAGCTATATGGCTACCTCCTAGCTAAGAACGGCTATGCGGTCAACCGAGTGTCACTGGTAGCAATTGCCAGGGACGGGGACGAAAGAGATGTCAAGGTTCACACCGAAGACTACGATGAGTCCATTGCACTAGAAGCACTCGGTTGGCTAGCGGCTGTTAAAGAAGCTAAGGAAGCACCAGCACCAGAAAAAGATGCAAGCTACTGTCAGCATTACTGTAAGTTCTACGACTCATCAGGTGAGATGGGATGCGTTGGTCTAAAAAAAGAACGTACACCAGTCAGTGATGTAATCATTGATGATGCAGATATTGACAAGAACGCACTGTTGTATCTACAGTTAGCAGCGCAGATTAAAGAGTTAGAAACACATCAAGATTCTTTGAAGACATCCTTTGAAGGAGTACTGGGTACTACTAATTCAGGTATCGAACTCAGTTGGACAACTGTTAGAGGGCGGGAGTCAGTTGACAGTGAGCAAGTAGAAAAACTATTAGGGTTTGTCCCTAAGAAGGTAGGAGCTGAGAGTCAGCGACTATCAATCAAGCAAAGTGGAGGCAAGTAAATGGCTACAGAAGGAACAAAGTTTCAAGTTAACTACAAGTTAAATGACGGAACACTCATCAATCTTTACGCAGCAACAGTTCAGGAACTAGAGACAGGTCTTGCAGACATTGCAATGAACGCTGCAAACATCCGTGCTACTGGATCAGAACTATCAGGTGGAGTACAAGCACCAGCACCAGCACCAACAGTTGCAGCAGTTGCTCAGGCTTTTAATGCAACACCAGTTGCAGCAGCACCAGTAGCATCAGGTGGTGCTAACTCTTGTAAGCACGGTGCTATGTCACTACGTTCAGGTGTAGGACAAAAGGGTCCGTGGTCAGGTTATATGTGTGCAGCACCTAAGGGTGCACCAGATAAGTGCGACACTATCTGGGTTCGATAACCAATGCGGGAGCCAAGTCAATACGAAGCTCCTAGTTGTGAAAGTGTTGGTGGGGACTTCTGGTTTCCAGACGCCAAGATTGATGCTAAATCAATTGAAGATACTAAGTATGCAGTAAGTATCTGTAATAGGTGTCCCCATCGAAGAGAATGTGCAGAGTGGGGAATCAAGAAAGAATACTTTGGTATCTGGGGTGGTCTTACTTTAAGACAGCGCCAGAAGATCAGAGATCAACGAGGCATTAGATTGAATCAGGAGAAGGACATTGCTTAATCTTTCCCGCGCTTGGAGTGGAGTGCTTACCAAAGCAACACCACTACCTGATGTGTGGGAAGGGTTAAAGACAGAAGGTATTAAGTTTCGCAGAGGCCAAGTATGTATGGTTGCTGCTGCACCTAATGCTGGTAAGTCTATGTTCGCTCTGATCTATGCAATCAAAGCCAAGGTTCCTACACTTTTCTTCTCCGCAGATACTGATACTACTACTGTAATGATGAGGTCTGTATCGCATCTATCTGGTCACTCACAAGTGACAGTAGAGGCAAACCTTTCAAGCGATAGCCAGTACTACAACGCACACTTAGACAAACTTTCACACATCAAGTGGGTCTTTGATTCATCTCCAAACATTGATGACTTGGAGTTAGAGATCAGGGCTTACGTTGAACTCTTTGGGCAAGCACCAGAGTTGATTGTCATTGATAACTTAATGAACATAACCGCTGAGACGGACAACGAATGGGCAGGACTAAGAGCAATTATGATGGAGCTACACGATATGGCACGCAAGACTGAGGCCTGTGTAATGGTGCTCCACCACGTATCAGAACAGTCAGAGTATGGGTCACCTAGTAACCCACCTCATCGCAGAGCAATTCACGGAAAGGTCAGTCAGTTACCTGCACTGATACTTACATTGGGCTATGACCCATCGCAAGGAATACTAAAGGTAGCACCGGTAAAGAATCGTTTCGGCGCACACACTGCAGATGGAAGCAAGTATGCACAGCTACTGGTAAACTACGCAGCAGTACAAATCTCAGATCAAAATGAGTTTGGTTGGATGCTAAGGAAAGATACTATTGCAGGATACCAAGGAGGGTATAATGTCTGAACCAGAATTAACAAACAAGTACCGAGATAATCTAAAGATAGATGCACTACGTGCAGATGTGGACTCCATCAAGGTAGACCTAACCAACTTCGTTGGTGCGCTGCTGCAATCTGGTGTTGTCGAATTAGTTAAGGATGAAGAAGGCAATGTCATCTATAAAATCAACAAGGTTGTATTGGTAGATGAGTCAGTACAACAAGACTAAAGGTTCTCAGTTTGAGACAGATGTAATGAAGTGGCTCCGCAAGGCGGGGGTTCTTGCAGAGCGTCTGACTAAAGCTGGGGCAAAGGATGAGGGCGACATCGTTACTGTTATCGCGGGAGAAACCTATATCCTTGAACTCAAGAACAGGGCAACCCTATCGTTGCCTGAGTTCTGGAGAGAAGCACAAGTTGAGGCGCTTAACTATGCAAAGGCTCGTGGTCTTGGGGAAGTACCACTGTCATATGTAATAGTTAAGCGTCGCAACGCTTCAATAGATCAGGCTTGGGTAATCCAAGACCTGGCACAGTGGTTGAAGGAGAAGCAATGATTGATACTCCACCAGGTTACGGGATAACTTGTAATTGTGGTATGAGAATTAGTGGGACCAATGAAAATGGTGTCATCAGCTTGATGAAAAGACATCTTGAATCAGGCAAATATCACACAGCATATCTATTACATAATGGATTTGAACCAGGTGATACTGAATTAGAAAAAATAATAATCAATGCAACATCTATGAAGAAGGGGCTATAAAATGCCAGTACCAGGTGGAGAAATAACAACATCAGAGATACTTGTACCAGAAGTTGTACCAGTAGAAGAAGTAGAAGATGATTTGCCAAAACTGTCATAAGGCAGGAGAACAGAACGCAGCAGCCAGTTATGCAGGTGCTAAATGGTGGCACAACTTCTGCGATGATAAGGGGTGTGTATGCCAGCACAAGACTGGTCCAGGGTACGTAAAGCGAG